TGGAAGGGCGCGGCATCTGCTACAGGCGATTATGGCGCGGCATCTGCTACAGGCTGGAAGGGCGCGGCATCTGCTACAGGAAATCAGGGCGCGGCATCTGCTACAGGCGATTGTGGCGCGGCATCTGCTACAGGCGATTATGGCGCGGCATCTGCTACAGGAAATCAGGGCGCGGCATCTGCTACAGGCGATTGTGGCGCGGCATCTGCTACAGGCAATTGTGGCGCGGCATCTGCTACAGGCGATTATGGCGCGGCATCTGCTACAGGCAATTATGGCGCGGCATCTGCTACAGGCACGGAAAGCGTTGCTGCTGCGCTGGGCATTGATAGTAAAGCTAAAGGCGCTTTAGGATGCTGGATTGTGATTGCAGAATGGGAAAGAGACGAGGAATTTGACTGGCATCGTAAAGATGTACAGTGCTTTAAAGTTGACGGTGAAAACATCAAGCCTGACACCTGGTACAAGCTGAAAAACGGCAAGATTGTGGAGGCCGACGAATGACTAGCTTCTGGGGGCATCAAGATAACCCCTTCCCGCCTGACGAACCCCACCACCCCCGCTGCCCTGTCTGCGGAGAGGAATGTGAAACTATCTACTTTATCCCCGTAAAATTCGGTACGCAAATTATCGGCTGTGATATGTGTTACAACCCCGACGACTTTCCAGACGAGGATGTCCAAGAGGACGACCCATGGGAAGATTGCCGCTGTATGGAGGACTATTGAAATGACCATTGACGACATCAGCGCCCTGAAACAGGCGCACGCACTTTTGAAGGGCCGGAATCTTGCCGAGTTCATCCCAACTAGAAAGGGCATCAGCGCTGGCTATTTCAACGCCGTTCAGGCTGCCCGCCGCATCTATTCCGAGAGCATCGGCGCATTTGTACCGCTTTTCGCAAAGCATGAATACGGCCTGAACAGCACCTATTTTCTGGCAGACGGTATTCCGATCTACTTCTGTGACCTCAAGACCCGCAAGCCCTGCACCACCCCGCCGCCAGCTGCCTGCTACCGCATCCAGTTGACCACCCCCGACCCGGAAGGAGAAGCAATCTAATGTTTAACGAAAAAAAGACGGAGTATTCTATTAAATCTCGTCAAGAGGTCCCTGTTATCCAGAGCACAAAATACATTGCAAGCCGAGACAAAGCATTAAAGGCCATCAATGATAGACCGTACCTAAAAGAGTCTGATTTCTGGATTTTAATGAACGAGACCAAAACCGGCAAAATGATGTACACCGGCTTGATTATCAGCCACAACGCCTGCTTGAAGATTAACGATAACATGCCAGAAAAAGACAAGTTCAACCCGGATTGCGTATCCGTTGATAAATCTGGATATGGAAACTCTCTTGTGTTCACTTACGCCAACAAGCAGCAGGGGATTTACGAAGTTGGCGAAGCATCCGCGCAGAACTGTAAGAACGCTTACCCTTACGCAATGGCATACAAACGCTTGTTTGACCGTGTTGTTTTGAAAATCTGTAAACTTGCGTTTGACGGCATCTATTCCGATAGCGAAGCCGACGAATTTAAGGAACGTTATGAAGATGAGCCGGGGCAGCCTCCCGCACCGCAGCAGGAAAAGCCAACCCCCGCCGCCGCCCGCCTCGCCGCCCGCGCCGAGTGCCAGCGTGCTGTCAAATCCTACTGTCAGAAGAACAACGCCGATGAAGCCGACGCGTGGAAACTCATCGCAGAAACCATCGGCAAGTCCTCTAAGGACTTCACGGCAGAGGACTGGAAGCAGGGCCAGCAGATTGCAGAGGCGTGGAAATGAAGCAGCAAATCTCCATAAAAACCGCCGTTGTGATCGGCAACACAATCACGCTGGAATGTTCTCCCTCTGACTGCGATAAGGCCCGCGCTGTCATTGACGAGGGCAAGCCCCTTGCCGCTGTCATAGGCACGGCCTCACAAAAGCGTAGCTTATCCGCCAACGCCTACGCCTGGGCGCTCATGAATCAGCTTGCCGCCAAAATCAACCGCCCTGTGTTGGACATCTACCGCGATTTGATACGCGACATCGGCGGCAGCTCAGCCATCGTCACCCTCCGCGCCGATGCTGCAAAGGCATTCAAGAACGGCTGGGAGAGCAAGGGCGAGGGCTGGCAAGTCCATAAACTCGATGAAATGACCACCCCGCAGGGAACTTTTTACAACCTGCAATGCTGGTACGGTTCTTCCCAGTTCGACCACTCACAGATGCACCGCTTGATTGAACTGATCGTGCAGGAGTGCCAGCAGCAGGGCATCCCCACCATGACCCCGGAAGAAATCGCAAAACTGAAAGGACTGACAGACGATGCGCCAGAAAAAGTATAACGAATACGGCGTTAAGCTGGACAAGAACGGCTATGCACCGTCGCTGTTCACACACAAGTCGTTCCGCTGCTTTAGCTGTGACCGATTCGGGGAAACCGCCCGGCATGAGATTTTCGGCGGTTCCCGCCGCAGCGCAAGCAAGGCTCTGGGCCTTTGGGTCAACGTTTGCCCCGCCTGCCACGCCGCCATTCATTTAAGCGGCAACCTGCAAGACAACTACCACAAACAAGGCCAAATGCTTGCCGAAGCCTACTACCATTGGAACCACGACGACTTCCGCCGCCGCTTTTACAAAAACTATTTGGAGGGCTAACCTATGTTGAATGTTGTTGCTATCATTGGCCGCATGGTCAAAGACCCGGAACTCAAAACCACGAACAGTGGAAAGTCCGTCTGTTCGTTCCGCATCGCCAACGATTCCGGCTATAAGGATGCCAGCGGCCAGAGCCAGACGAACTGGCTCGATGTCACCGCATGGGGCAAGACCGCAGAATTTGTCTGCAAATATTTTCCAAAAGGCGCGCTGATTGCCATTGATGGCCGCTTGCAGACGCGCAGCTATCAGGACAAGAACGGCCAGAACCGCACATCCGTTGAAATCGTGGCTCAGAACGTGAATTTCTGTGGCAGTAAGGAAAGTACCAGCCCCGCCCCGCAGAACGCCGCGCAGCGTCCCGCAGCCACCTTGCAGCTGTCGCAGGGCGAACCCGATGCAGACTACGCCCTCATTGAGGATGACGGCGATCTGCCGTTCTGAGGTGCTGCCATGAATGACGATAAAGAACGCATCCCCTCCCAGATAGACCGGATTTTAGCCGTGCTGGAATCCGGCGGCACACTTACCGCTCTGGACGCTCTGGAAGATTTTGGGTGCAGCCGCCTTGCCTCCCGCATCACCGACCTCAAACGGAAAGGCTACCCGGTAGCCTCCCGCATGGTCACCCGCCGCAACCGCTATGGTCGGCTTTGCCGTGTCGCGGAGTATTACATGGAGTGTTGAAAAATGGCTAACGAGGGTTACATAAAGCTGTACCGCCGCATGATGAAGTGGGGCTGGTATACCGACACCCCTACAAAATGCGTGTTTCTGCACTTGCTGTTTCTGGCTTGCTATGAGCCGTGCTACTACAAAGGCGTCCAACTAGAACCCGGTCAGGCCGTTTCCTCTATCCGCCAAATTTCAACAGATACTGGCATAAGTGTTCAATCTGTCCGCACTGCCATAAACCATCTAAAATCAACACAAGAAATAACACAGTGCGAACATGGTAAATTTAGCGTGTTTACGGTAAATAATTACAGTGACTACCAATGCGCTAACACAGAAACTAACAAACAGGTAACACAGAACCAACACAGTGCTAACACAGACCCTTATATAAAGAAGAATAAAGAAGTTAAGAATACCCCCTATAATCCCCCACAGGGGGACGAGGGTGTGCCTGTTTCAAAGCGGTTTGTTCCCCCCACACCGGATGAAGTCAACGCCTATTGTCAGGAGCGCCATAACGGCATTGACGGAAGTGAATTCTGCGACTTCTACACAAGCAAGGGCTGGAAGGTAGGCAGGAACCAAATGAAAGACTGGAAAGCCGCAGTGCGCACATGGGAGCGTAGCCGCCAGCAGACGGCCCCGCCGGAAAGGAAGTGGATTGATTGAACCCGACACCGGAACAATGCGTTATCGGCGCAATGGTCTACGCGCCGGACAGCATCCTCTACTGCATCGACCACCTAAGCGAAAGCGACTTTGCGGACGGTGCCTGCGCCGCCACATTCGCCGAGATCAAATCCATGTACACAACACGCGGGTACTTCGCACAGGATGACTATGTGCTTATGAAGAACCGCGAGACCGCCGCGGTGTGTGCTGCATCGCTTCCTTCTATCAGCGGTTACCGCAAATTCGTTGCCGCTGTCAAGGATGCCTCTCAGCGCCGCAGAGCCGCTCGGATTGGCCTTCAAATTGCCGAAGCTGGAAAGAGTACCGATGACATGCGCGGCCTGTCTGCGACCCTCTCTGACGTTCTCACAGAGGACAGCGTTGACAGCCGCTGCATGACCGTTGCAGAGGTCGCAGGCAAGTGGCTCATGGAGCAGAACGACAAGACAGATCGCAGAATCAAGACCGGGCTCGCCGCGCTGGATAGGCGCTGTTCTATCCGCCCCGGGCAGATGGTCGTTGTAGGCGGCAGACCCAGTGCAGGCAAGACCGCGCTCGGTTTGCAGATGGCGTTGCAATTTGCCAAAGACGGCAAAAAGGTCTGCTTCTTTTCCTATGAGACAGACCAGGTCGGCTTGTTTGATAAGCTCATTTCCTGCTTTGCCCTTATCCCGATGGAAGAGATCGTCTTTAAGCGCCGCGCCCCGCAGGATGAAGAATACGCCAAGGCATGCGCAACTATCAGCAGCCTGCCGCTATGGCTCATCAATGCAGGCGGTCAAAATGTCGCATGGGTATCGGCTACCGCAGCCGCCAAGCAGGCAGATGTCATCATCGTGGACTATTTGCAGTTGATTCCCGGCAGGGGCAACAGCCGGTATGAGGTTGTCACAAACATTTCAATGCAGCTGCACACCCTCGCCCAGACAACAGGCCGCCTTGTTGTGGCGCTTGCCCAGATAAACCGCGGTGGCGTGGACGCACCGAAGGTGCAGGACCTCAAAGAATCCGGCCAGATAGAGCAAGACGCAGATGCAATTATCCTTTTGGGCAAAGGCGAAACTGAATACTATTTCTCCCTTGCCAAGAACAAGCGCGGCATTACAGGCGATTTGCACATCGCCTTTGACGGAACCTATCAACGTTTTATGGAGATGACGGACTATGACTGATAAAGATTTTCTGCTCAAGCTCGCGTTTGCCGAGCTTGCCTATGCAACCAACCTGCGCAGCGTCGCTAAAGAGAAACTTGAAAAGGCCGCAGATATTATGGACAGTGCGCAAAAGCACCTGCAAGAGGCCCTGCACACCGATGAAGTTTGAAATCATCACCTACTCCCGCTCTACCGGCGACAAGTAAAGGAGATTGTACCGTGAAAGTATTAGTTGCCTGTGAAGAATCGCAGACAGTCTGCAAGGAGTTCCGAGAACGCGGGCATGAAGCGTATTCCTGCGATATTCAGGAGCCGTCTGGTGGACACCCGGAATGGCATATTTTAGGCGATGCCTTGAAAGCAATCGAGGGGGGGCAAATCGTAACGATGGACGGAAAGGCTCATGATGTAGGCAAGTGGGATTTGCTGATTGCACACCCGCCTTGCACCTATTTGACAAATGCAGGTGCCGTCCGCATGCGTGTTAAGGGCGAAATCGTTCAGGAGCGCTTCAAAAAGGCCATGGAAGCAAAAGAGTTTTTCCTACATTTTTTCAATGCTCCTATTCCTCACATTGCTGTTGAAAACCCAACACCCATGAAAATTGTAGGCTTGCCGCCGTATACACAGGCAATTCAGCCATACGAGTACGGACACCCCTACAGCAAACGCACCTGCCTATGGATGAAAAATCTTCCACCTTTACAGCCGACCAAGATCCTTTCCTCGCATGAGCCATACGTCAACGGCGGCTGCAAAGATGCCCATGGAAACTATCGCAAATTCCAGGGCCGAAAAGAACGCGACCCTAAAACACGTGCCAAAACCTTTCCCGGTATCGCCGCCGCAATGGCAGAACAGTGGGGCAGTTTATGAGATGCAAGTACACTATTAGCCTTCCCCCCATCACCAAAAAGAACAGCCCCCGCATCGGATACGTAGGCGCTCACTGCCCGGTATGCCATAAGGGCAAGTACGCAAAAGTTCTGCCAAGCGCAGCCTACTTGAAGTATGCAAGAGCTGCCAAGATGTATTTAAACCCGGCGCCAAAAAATCCGCTGGACGGCCGCTACAACGTCAAGTGCTTGTACTACATGCCTACACGCCGCAAGGTTGATAAAACAAACCTCGAAAGCGCCATCATGGATATTCTAGTTGATGCCAGGATTTTGAAAGATGACAACAGCAACATCGTAGCAGCAACAGACGGTTCCCGCGTGATGTACGACAAAGAAAATCCTCGCACAGAAATTTTTATCGAAGAATTGGAAGTGTAACCCATGAAATGCTATGCCAGCGCCACGCGCTGGCCTCCGACGCCATGAACGCTGCGCAGCTCGTCATAAAGCAGCTGCTAGAGGAACAGTCAGACCGCATCGCGGCACGCTGTTATAACGAGGTATGGTGCGCCATGCTGCAAGCCAACCTGTCCTCTAGAACCATTGCCCGCGTTCAGAAAGCCCTTGCCGAAGCTGTACTGCCTAAGCTCGATAGTATCTACACTCCGGAAAACAAAAAGCAGCTTGACAATGTGCAGAATGTCGCAGACGCCGATTTGTGGGTAAAAGCCTATTTGACCGACCACGGCGTGCAAGTCTGGGCGGCAAAGGAGAAAAGCAAATGATTTTTGTAACAAAACCATGCCAGTGCTGCGGCAACATTATGGTGAATGTCAATCGGCAGACGCGATTTTGCGAGGAGTGCCGGAGAGCCAAGAGCAACGCCGCCGCCCGTGCCGCATATCACAAAAACCGCGAGAGAGTTTTAAAGCGGCGCAGGGAAAGACGCATTGCTAAAAATGCTGAAAAGCCAAAGAAAATCGTGGTGCCAAAAGAAATCAAGAGAATAAAACCGCTCGAACAATGTACCCGCGAAGCCGACGCCCTGGGCCTGACCTATGGGCAGTATGTAGCCCGCGGACTGGATAAGGAGTGATCGCAATGGGATTTGATATTAAAGTCCGCCGCTACGATGTGGGCAAATGTCCGCACTGCGGCAAGCCAATCAAAGGCACAATACAAGACTGTAAGTATTCCGGCGGGCGTGTCTGGAAAGAGTATCTCGAAAAAATCGGCTATTATGTGCCTTATGAAATACGAGAGAAAGAACCAGAACGCGACTTTTACGGAAAGGATATGACGCTTACATCCGAACAGGCAAAAGACCTTGTTACTTTTGCAAGAGAAAACGATGTATACGGTTGGGTAAGTATTAAGAGGCTGGTCGATTGCGCGATAGAGAACGGAGATTTTGTAGTTATCAAAGCAGATTGGTAAGGAGTGAGACTATGGACGTATTAGAGTACGAAAAGGCACGCATTCGGATGTGCCGCACGATGATTCTAAAAGAGGGCGGGTGCGAAGCCTGCCCGTTGTTCAATGGCTTAAAACGCAGATGCGGGTTTGCCGCATCTATTGCCGAAAATATGGATGAGAATGCAATCAGAAAGAATATTGACATCGTAATTAAGTGGGCAAAAGACCACCCCGTCAAGACCCGCAAGAGCGAGTTTTTGAAATTGTTTCCGAACGCAGAAATGGTAAACATTGAGCGCACATTCTGCGTTGCGCACTTTGAACCTACCAAGAAGTGCAAAGGAGTCAATCCGTCAGAGGAACAGTGCATTGCTTGTAGGTATAGATTCTGGAACGAGGAGGTAACCGACAATGACTAACATCACAACCCTACGTCCAGGCGAGCACTTTATGTTCAAGAATTTCGAGTGGGTCTGCCTTGACCAGAACCACCCTGACGGCGGCGTGCTGGCCATTATGGCAAAGCCGTTGGTAAAAAAAGTAAAGTTCTGCCCAAGTGATAAATTTGCCGATGAAAAAGGCAACTGGAATAACTACCGCACCAGTAATGTGCGCGGGGTTCTATCTGATATGGCGAACGTTGTTTTTGGTGGTAAAGGTCTGTTGCCACATATTGTTGACCTTGTTGCAGACAACGGAGACCGCGCCTATGGAACGGTGAAAGACGCCGTTTTTATCTTGACTTGCGACGAGTATCGCAAGTACCGTGACTACATCCCGCACTACGACAGATGGATTTGGACTGCAACGCCTTGGTTGTGCGATGATATAGATTCCGAAACGGGCCACGTTTACAGCGTTCGCAGTGTGGGCACTGTGGGACAGTTGGACAGCAGCCATGCGTTCTACAAATCTTCTGTCGCCCCGGCTTGTATTCTCAATCCGAAATTTCTCAATATGCGCCAGGGCATGACGTATGTAGAAGAAAGAGAGGGAAAAAGAAAATGAGACTGATTGATGCAGACAAAATTGTAGAGGTTGCCGAACACGCTTACGGTGAGTGGAACAAGGCAATGGGCGCAGCAGAAGGGCGCCAAATTAACCGATGTTTCAAAATGCAGGAGCTGTGCAAAGCGGTAAAAGGTGTTGCGAACAACTGCCCCACCATCGACCCAGAATCTCTGCGGCCTAAGGCGCATTGGATAAAACGAGGATATGTTTGCGGAGAAAACGAATACGAGTGTTCTGCTTGTCACGAGACAGAGTGGAGAACTAGCGCAAGCCGTATGAAGTATTGCATGTTCTGCGGCGCAAGGATGGTGAGCGCAGATGAGTGAATGGATAAGCGTTAAAGACAGACTGCCAGCTAAACACGAACGCGTACTTATCTACGATTCTGTTTGTCACAACATTTATATGGCATGGAGAGACGATGATTTAGACGTATGGTTCAGCGAGGAATATTTACCAGACTTTGTTTATATCACCCACTGGATGCCGCTCCCCGAACCCCCGGAGGTGACCACATGACCATTATCCTTGTTATCGCCGCCGTCTGTGTTTACGACCTGTGCGGCCTGCTCGCCGTCCTGTACATCAACCACACAGACCGAATGGACACCGTAGACGGCGCAGACAACGTTATTGCCCTTGTGTTCTGGCCCCTGCTCGTGTTTTGTCGTATCGGCATCACGCTTTATCGCATCTTTAGGAGGCTCACAAAATGACATACACCACTCTATTTGTTTTGTAACGGAAAAAAGGAGAAACCTTATGGACGCTTTTCAATACGAAATATACCGAGCTCAGCTTTGCAATATGTACAATGGCGTTTGCTCAGCATGTCCGCTAAACAGTTATGGTAAAAGTCCGGGCTGTGCTTTATGCAACTATGATACAATAGAGGTTGTAGAACGTACACAAAAGCTAATCGAATGGGCGGAAAAATGGCCGCACACAAGGCAAGATGCTTTGAAAAGGTATTTTTTAGATGCCCCAATGAAAAACGGTATTATAAATATATGCCCTAAAAAGATTGATAAATCATATAAAACCAAATGTGTAAGAAATGGTAAACCCTGTGAGCAGTGCAAAAAAGATTACTGGTTGGAGGAAATCAGCAATGGAAAATAATGTACCCTGCGGCAACACCCAGCGTCAAAAGTGGATGGAAAAATACGCCGCCTATCAGAAAGCCTTCATCGAGGCCCGCGATAAATTCTATGAATCCAACGCCGCCATGTCGACCCACCCTGCCGATGGTATGCCCAAAGGAAACGCCCACTCTGACCCGGTAGCCCGCCTGGCAGAGCGGTACGATAAAGCCTATGCCCGGTACTGCCGTGCCCGCGCCGAGATGAACACAGCCTATTGCAAGCGGCACGAAGCTATGAACCCCCTAAACTCCGACCAGCAATCTGTCCTGATTGCCATTTACTTTGAGGGCAAGTCACGCCGTGACACAGCAAAAGAACTGAACCGTTCTGATTTCTGGGTACGTGCCCAGGAACGCACCGGCCTGTTTCTTCTGGAACTCCCCTCCGGATGGGAGCTTGATATTCTCCCCTGAAACAGCAAAGCCCGCAACAGTTCGGAAATCCCGAACCGCTGCGGGCTGTTTTTTTATTCCTGCACTGCCGCAATATTGTGGTAATACCGCCCGGCCTTGTCCTCCGGCGCGTCCTTGTCCTCCAAAAACGCCGCCGCAAGGTCTGCGTAAAACTCCGGTCTGTCCACGCTGTTCTTGCGTGCCGCCTTGCAGTAGTCGCTGTACATCATGTTCATCACAGCGGCCCAGACATACGGCTCACAGTGTACGCCGCGCGCTTCCCGGTAAATCTTCGTCTGCTCCACAGGCCAGTGTGCGCCGAATGTGCCGTCCTCGTTCTCCATGTTGTCCATCCATGCTTCCGCATCGGCACGGGTCAGCTCTGCATCCTGCGCACAGTGCAGACATTCCTTTGTCTTTTCAATCTCGCGGATCATCTCCATGCTGCCCAGCGTAACGGGCAAATCCATGTAGCTCAGCTTTTCCGCTTCCAGCTTTTCAAGATAATTCATGTTGGCTCCTTATGCACTCACGATCATGTGTTTCAGCGTATCCACATCAGCAGGATAAAAAGTAAGGCTGCCAAGCACAGGGACCGTAACCGTAAGCCCGCTGTCCCCGATGGCTTCTTTCGCCGCATCGCACGCAATGTCGACATCCAGTTCCCCGGTGTCGGCAAGCCCAAAAGCCTTTGCAACCGGGTTTTCAGCAAGGCTTTCCAACGCCTGCTTGCTCCGTGCCAAAAACACGAACTTCGCACCCTTTGCGGCTGCTTTTCCAAGGCTTGCTTCTGGCAGTCTGGATATGATTTCCTGCTCCATGTAGGCGGCAATGCCGCGCTGTACTTTCTCGATACTGACCATGTGATACACCTCGCATCATAAGATAAAGGGGCGGCTATTGCCGCCCCCTCGCGTTCAGCTGTTGCAATCGCAGCCGCATTTGGGCAGCGGATTGTACAGCGTCTGCGCAGTCGTGGCGGTGCCGACAGTAACGTCCGCAACCATCTTCGGGTAGAAGGTAGCATTTGCGTAAGTCACGATGGAGTTATCACCGCAGCAACGGCGCTCGGCTTCCAGCTTGATCTTCTGGTCAAGCTCACTGCGCACCGATGCAATGTCCTGCCGCGCCAGCGTAAAGCTGTCTTCCGTGCGCTGGTTGTGTACAGCCTGCTCACAGAACTTCGTGTCAATGGCACTCAGCTTGCCGTCAATGTACTTGTACATCTCCAACATTTTCTGGTCGCCGTAGGCGTTGGCATCCCGCAGTGCGATCTGGCTCTGCAGCTCGGCAATTTTCTGCTCCTGCGCCAGCTCGTAACGGCTGACAGTGTGGTCTTCGCTGCAAGTGCCGCGCGGGCCGATAAGCCCGGTAAGCGCACCCATGCCGCCCAGTGCATTCAGCGCGCCAAGGCTGGTGCCGACAATGCCGGTAGCAAGGCCTGCATTTGCAACGCCTTTGGAAGCATAATTCATTTCCATAGTTCAGGTTCCTTTCACAGTAATTTCCACAGCGCTTATGGTACTTTCAGTATACCGCACATACTGTGTTTCTGTAGGACACCCCCGCGCCGCATTTGCGCCATCTTCACGCCAAAACAAAAAGCGGGCAGCCACTGAAAAAGTAGCTGCCCGCTTTTTTCCTGCCTTTTCACGAGGAGGAAGGTGCCGCCGCAGCGGCGGATGAGGGCAGACCTGATCCAGACCGCCCGTTCACCCTTTACCGCATCTTATTCTTAATACTTCTCACATGCCGGTTTACCGTCCTCTCACAGCAGTTCATCTCGGCCGCAATCTCGGCATTGCGCCGCCCGTGCCGCCGCATGTCCAGCACTTCCCGCTCATCGTCCGTCAGGCTGAATACAAGCTCGTCATACTCCGCCCGGTTCATGCAAAAATCAAACTTCATACAGCACCTCAAAACGGGTTTTTCTTGCCCCACTGCTGGTTGGTTTTCGCCAGATACGCGCGCCGCATCTCGTTCGTCAGGTCCATTTCCTTCAAACGTGCCACAGCCTCTGCCTTATCGGCTTTGCCGTTGCCGTTCGTGTCGGGAATGGTAGCGCGGTAATTTACCCAGTCGCGCAGCGCATCCGCGCCGTAGCTCTGGTAAATCTCTGCACCGGCCTTGTCGGCATAGGTGCCGCCCTTTTCCGGGTACTTGCCGTTCTTGTCCTTCTTGTAGTACGCTGCCAGATACGCCCTCGCAAAGTCGTCTCCGCTCAGGCCGTATTTCTGCATACCGTAACCGACGGTGAACTTGTCCGGGGTCTGGTCCTCGTCCAGCGTCTTTGCCACAGCACTGTAAGCCTGCATATAAGCGGCTACAGCCTTGTCTCCGGCAAGGTCACTGATGCTACGTACCGTACTGCCCTCTTTGGTGCTGTTCACAAAGTTGCCAACAGCATCCTCACCGAACTGCGAATAGAGCGTGTTCCAGGTTTCCACGGTGTCCAGGTTGGCATTGTCGTTGCCGCTCGTCTCCCGCTTTTCATCCCTCACAAGGTCAGTGGCGTTCTTCATCAGCACATACTGGCTGAATCCTTCCACGCCGCCGTCCCGGTATGCCTCGTACTCTTTGCTCTCCGTACCGCTCACGCCGTCGCCCACAGCGGCCACGCCGCCAGCGGTCTTGGCTACCGTGTAGGCATCCTGCACAAGCGCACTCTGCTGGTCTTCCGGCAGCTGTAAAAACATACTGTTCTGCCGCAGCTCGTCAACCAGGTCATAGGCTGTCTGACCGCTTGTCTTGGCATACTCGGTCTTTTCCTCCGGGGTCATGTAGTAGTCATCGCTGTCAACGGTAATTTTACTGCTGGCCTTCTCCGGGTAAACATGGCTGTCGTTCGTACTGCCGTACAGCCCCTGCAGGTACTCATCCACAGGGGTGATGTTCTCGGCGCTGTAATACCCGGGGCTTCCAAAATTGTACGCCCCTCGCAAAAACATCCCGCCCGCCGTATCGTCCGTACCGTCCAAGCTTGCCTCTTCGCGGCCCCACTGGTCAATGTACGGTTCATTGTTCATGCTCAAGCCGGGGATTTTATTCTCCGCTTTTCGGATTGCGTAGTTGGTATTCCTTTCGGTCTTGCTATCCCCGCCGCCATAAGTGGAACGGCGCATAGGGTCAATGGTTCTAGCAATTTGACCAAGCGCGGTTGGAACATACTGCTGTGCATAACCGCCCAGCGTCCCACCGAGAAGCGTTGCCAATTTATCGTTGGAATCTGCATAGCTCACGCTGTCCAGAGTGTCATTCAGTCCTTGCAGCATCGTGGTTTCCAAAATTGGGTTCCCAATTTTTCGCGCAGCGTCAAGGAATTTTGTAACACTTAGACCGTCGTTCTGCCATTCATTGGCAATCTCGGCGCCCATCAAAAGCGGTACGCTTGCGGGGCTGGCCCAATCAATGGTGTACGTTCCTTTACCTGGAATATTGATGGAATATTCCTGTTTGCCTGTCATCTCATCAAACGCATCGGCGCGATCATCTCCGCTCTTGCTGCCGTTCAGCAGTCCATTATAAGCAAGGATACCGCCAATGCCCATCAATGCCGTGCCGGTCAGACCTTTGGCAGCAGCGTCAATTACATCTGCGCTGCTTGCACCTGTGGCATAGCGATAAGCAGCTTCTACTGTGCCACCTACAATATTGTATTCCATTGCATTTTTGGCAATGTTCAGCGGGGTTTTCTTGAACGGTAAAACGCCTTCGCCCACCGCCCATAGTATTTTTCCGCCGACTCCGTGCCCTTTAATATCATTCTGATAATTTTTCAGTGCAGTGGAAAGGAAGTTATCTTCGTGGAATGTGGCTTCTTTTGCATCGCGCAAAGCCGTTGCAGCTGCATCCACAAGTGCCTGCTTGCTCTTGGCATCAGTTGCAGTAAAAACACTGCTGTCATAGCCACGCGCTTTCAGCTGGCTAGCCATTGCATTGCCAAATGCCGAAGTAAGGAAAATATTATCCTCTTTTTCCAGCAATGCACTGTTGATGTCAGCCGCTTTCTGGATTATCTTCCCGGGCTTACTTGTAAACGTATCCTGCGCGGCACGCAGCCCGCTTTCCGCATTGAACTTACCGTCATTGTACAAAACAGAATACATTTTGTTCTGCCCGTACTCTTTGGCAAGGTCTACCATCTTGCGGCCATCGGCTGTAAGGGTTGTTCCAACGGCTTTTGTTCGTTGGTCTTTCGGCAAGGCAAGCTGCATCACGCCGGAAACATTGTCTTTTGCGCGGGTTACAACGCCCATCGATACGTTACCAAGCACATTTCTTGCGTGGGTTCTGGTATTTCCCAGCATAGACAGATAGCGGATACTTTCCATCTTGTCGCCAAATGTTTTGGCAGGCAAATATTTGGTAAGCCGCTTATATGCATCCATTTCCTTTTCGTAGCGTGCTTTGCTGTCAGGCATATCGGCCATTTCGGCAAATGCGTTTTTTACATAGTCGTAATCTTCCTGGCTTAAATTCTCAATGCCGAGAGATTTACGCGCCATTGCATTAAACACATCGTCTGCATTGCCTCCGGCGAGAATGCTGGCAGCCGCAGATTTTGCTTGCTCATTGGTGGCCTTGATACCTTTTGTATCTGCCATTCTCTTAATGCGCTTGGCAAGGTCGTCCATTTGTGCGTTTAGTGGATTATCTCCAACATCAACGCCCTGTGCCTTCAAAAAAGCGGTAAATTCTTCGTCCTGAGGCCCGGACTTCGCCATTTCTACAACATCTGATGCCAAAGATTCCAGTTGCTTGCCGCCTCGCGTTTCCGCAAAATCATTTACTTTTCTTTGCGCGATTTGTTCAAACTTGCGGATGGGAGTGTACTCGTCAATTTGCGCCCAGCGCCCCGCACTCAATGCTTGGGCATTTTTGCTCTGCCCGGCGCTGACAGCGCGGTTCAGGTTTTCGATTTGCGCCTGCACCAACTGTGCATCTGCGCTGCCTTTTTCGTAGCTGTTCAGAATATTTTGCAGCTGGTCGGCGGCATAATAACCGCGATATACGTCGCTGGCATCAAAATTTCCGTCAGCTGATTTTCGTGCCAATTCATCCGCAACCGTGCGCCCGGCGCTCAAAATATCGCCGTTCTGCTGTACTAACAAATCAAAATCCTGTTTGGCGGTATCCTTACCTTCTGCCCTGCTGTATACGGTATGAGTCTGTTTCCCGATACCTGCTGCTGCGGCCTCGTCCGCATCAATTTTGCCGCCCATCGCACGCTGGTTCGCGTAGTCCTGGTTCACCACTTCGCGGCGGTCATACTGTGTACTTTCCGCGCCAACTGCATTCTCCGGCACGCTCTCGCTGCCATTCAGGGGCCGCGTTGCATTCTGCCCGCTGGCGGCTCCTGCTGTCTGGCGGGCATTCTCCACAATGTCCATGCCCGGCACAGGCTCACTCGCGGTGTCAGTCGGCTGCAAAAATGCAGCGCCCCCGGCATCAGCCAAAGGCGCTGTGTTCATGGTTGGCATTGCAGCGTCACCGCGCTCATATACCCGTTTTACATAGTCAGGCGCATTCCGGTCGAAAGACTGCGTGTCTAACCAGTCTGCAAAATCCTCGCCGCCAAGCGGTGCGTTGCCGGGGCCATCAAGGATACGATCCCGCATATAGTCTATGACGGTTCCGCGCATATCAGCATCAACCAAAGGCCCAGCTTTGCTCTGCTGCACAAGTCCCATAAGGGCGTCTGCCGCGTTGCCGTCCGGTATGCGGTTTCCCATGCCCATCATGTCGTACACTTCCGTTATGGCAGTGTCGTAATCCACGCCATCTTTCAGCGAAAAATGCGTGCCGTTCTGGATATTGTACTGCGACAAAGTCTTGAGGCCGCTGGCATTCAGCAGCTCGCCCTGCGTCTGTGCATCGACCTTGATAGGCGTAGTTTTCAGATATTCTTTCAGAATCGTTGCGGATTCATCCAACGGCTCTGCGTAATCATCAGCCCTCACAATGCCAAGCGCAATGCTTTTGGCTTCCTCTGCAAGGTCATCACGGCTTGCGCCGTTCTGCATCTGGCTGTGCAGCGATTCTATGCGTCTTGTGTAGGGGCTTCTGCGGTCTTTTCCTGTGATTGTCTGCGCCCACTCTGCCACTGATTGAGCGTTTCGCGCATCATTGTTTTGTACTCCTCGTCCGAGCACACTCTCGGCGCCACCTTGCCAGCCTTCACCTGCTTGTCCAGAAAGTCCATCTCTAACGCTTCCGGATTGTAGTTCATTGCCTCCGCTAGATTCAGCATCGACCCGAATGTTTGCTGGAATGTTTTCTCCCAAGTTCTCATTTACAGCACCTGCCTTTGCTCCATTGTAACCTGCCTGCCCCTGCGCGTCAATCGGCAAACTGTCCGTATTTTGCAGCGCAAGTTTGGCTTCATCGCCAATCTCCTGCTGGCGCTGCAACACGGCGCGGCGCAGCTGCTCGGCTTCTTTTTCCTGCGCACCGTTCAAATTGACCTGCCCGCGCAGTTCATCCAGCGTATCAAGTGCGCTGCGATTGGCTGCGTCTGGCGTGTTCATCCGCTGTATCTGCGCGGCAAGCCCGGTTGTGCCGGTGGCTTCCGGCTGCACAATGTTTCTTGCCGGTGCGGCGCTCTGCACATCCTGCACGGCATTGTCAGCCTGCTTCAAGGCGTCCTGCGCAGCGTCACCCGCTGTGCCTTTCAGCCTGTTGAACAACGCCCCGCCAATTTCCGGCAGTGCATTCATGGCAACGTTCCCGGCAATGTTCTTAGCTGTGTTCCCCGCAATTTTACCGGGGGTCAGGGCGTCGTCTACCGTCTGCCCATTGGCGATTGCCTCCTGCTGGGCAGAATAGGTGCTCAAATCATCCGCCAGCGTGGGCAGCGTGTCCAGCGCAAGGTCTGCGGTCGTATCGGTCAAAATGCGTCCCAGCGCATCCCCGGCCCCCGCGCCAAGTACATTCCCCAACACAGGGATTTTCTTTGCCTGCCCCACAACGGCATTACCAGCCTTGCCCATCATCTGCGCAAGCGGCGTGCCCGCCATAGCGGTATTGAACAAGCTGTACTGCATACTCTTACCGGCCAGCGTGCCCGCAGTCGCTGCCAGCGGGTCATAGGTTTTCGTGTCCTCCAAAGTCTTTGACAGCATCGGCAGTTCTGTCCCCAGCCCGGTTGCGTTGGCGGCACTCGCCATTGCATCGCTTGCCTTAGCCAAAAATGGCACACTGTCATACAGCCCGGCGGTAAACGCCTGCGCACTTTGCCCGGCTCCGTTCATCTGTGCTTTGCCGCGCAGCGCACTGTTTCGGTTCAGTTCGGCGTTAAGTTCGGCGGATTTTTTGGCATACTCTTCCTTGCTCAAATTATCACTGTTTTTGGCAAGGTCAAATACACGTTTCAGCCCGCTGAACCCGGTGCTTTTTGCACTCTTTTCGTACTGGTTCACCGCCGCCACTTCGGCGCTCGTCAGCTTGCGCCCCGGTGCGGCAAGCTCGGCGCGGTAGTCCGCATCGCTCTGCATTTTTTTCAGCGCGGCAGCAATGTCCTCCTGTTGGCTCTTGTAGTCGTTGCGCTTGTCCTTTGCAGCCTGCGTCTCTGCCGCGCTAGGGGCACTTCCTGCGGCGGCGTAACTGCTGCCGATAACTTTCCCGCCCCGCGTTACAGCGCGGCTTTGGGCGGGCTGCGCGGCGCTCACACGGCCTGTACCGTTCTGCTCGGCATAGCTCTTTGCGGCGGTCGTGCGGGTACCGGCTTTTTTCGCTTCCAGATACTTTTCCTGTGCGCTCTTTTCCTTTGGCTTTTCGCTCTTTGTCTCGTCTTTTTTCGTGTCCTCTGCCTTGGGCTTGCTGCCAGCCGTGCTGCCGCCGGTATTTGCAGTGCTGCCAAACAGCGCATCCATCGCTGCCCCTGCATCCTCGCCGCTGGCGCTGCCGGTGCTGCTGCCGGATTTCCCGCTGCCCTTTCCGCTTCTGCGCCCGCTCCGGGCCGCTTTGGCCGCCGCTTTGGCCGCTGCCGCCGCTTCTTTCGCTGCCTGTTTTTCGGCATACTGCTGTGCCTTTTTTTGCTGCTCGTACAGGTCGTTTGCCTGTTCGAACTTGGCTTGTGCAAGCCTCATCTGGCGGTTCAGCACATCATTGTTCAAGCTGTTTTCCAGGCTGGCCCCCTGCACAATGTTTTGCAGGGTGTCGCTGAACGTGTCTTTCAGTACAGGCAGGGTCTTGTCGGTCGCATTCAGCAGCGCCGCGCCTTTTGCCCGCGCCGTCTGCGTTTTGTTCTGGCCCTCGTTCACCGTGCTGGCCTGGGCGTTTTTGTACCGGTTCAAATATGCGTTCAGCAGCGCATCCTCCCGGTTGCTCACTTTTGCCATCTGTCAAGACCTCCCATATACAAAAAGTGGTGGGGCGGCTTTTCCTCTGCCGCCCCATTCCTTTATTCGTAGCTGTATTCCCACTGCCCGGTGCTTGTGTTGAACTTCTGCTGTAATCGCGGCATGCTGGCGGCCATGTTCGCGTATCCCTGCATCAGGCTGATCAAGTTGTTTGCGTTGTTCGCCGTCAGGCTGCTCAAATTCGTCTGGTACTGGCTCAAATCGGCTGCGTCGCCGCTGGCCTTTTGGTTTTCCAGCTGGGCCATGTTGTTCTGGAAGGTGTTCGCAAGACTTGCCAGTTGGGCGGCACGTTCGGTTTCCAGGGCGTTGCGGCTGCTGCCGTAGTTGTTCAGCATACCGGCGGTCGTGGTCTCCGCCGCGCCGCCGCCAATGCCCTGCGCCGCAAGCTGCTGGGCAAGGGTACGCCGGCTCATCATATTGTTGATGTACGCTTGCTGCAAGGCGCTGTCTACGGCACTGTTCAGCTGGCCCTGGCCGTACTCGTAGTCGGTTTTCTGCTGGGCCGCACTGCGCTGGTAAGCTTCCTCACGCGCTTTGCGCTGTGCCTCCTGCGCGGCTCTCATCTGTTCTTCTGCCCGGCGCTGGGCTTCCGCTGCCTGCTGCTGGGCCGCCTGTAAGGCGCTCTGCATCTGGTTCAGGTAGCTCTGCATATAGTCGTTGTTCTGTTGCGGGGCGCTGTAACTCTGCTGCGGTGCGCTGTACGTGGGCGTGGATGCCACCGTGGCCGGGGCTGTGTAGGTGGTCTTTGGCTGTCTCACCGTCTGCACCGGCGGGGTATACGTCTTCTTTGGGGCCGTATATTTGTTGCTGCCGGTCGTATATGTTTTTCTGCTGCCATACTGGTTTACTCTGTTCGTGCCGGGTTTAACGTAGTAATCTTTTGTAGACCCTGTAACTGGTTTCGGCATACATCATTCCCCTTTCTTCTCACTCTGCGTGCCAAAATAAAAGGCCACGACCATTGTCACAATGGTCATGACCGTGTCAGGCTGTAACTTGCTCTGCAATGCCATCACGGCAAAAACCGCAACAACCACAAGCGTCACAATGGTTTTTACCTTGATAAGCGCTGCCAGATTTTTTAAAAAATCACCCATAGATATACACCCTCTTTCAGCCGATCAGATGATTCTGCAAGGCTTCCTTTGCTTTCTGCATCTGGTCAATGTTGTTCCCATCCAGATTGTGGTCAAGCAGAGCCAGCAACGCCTGCATGGTCACGTGCTGCCCCTCATCCATGCGGTCAAGCCGCAGTTTGTCGTTTTTCAAGAATCTCTCCATGGCGTTCACCCGCGCTTCCAACTGGGTAATGCGTTTGTCCTGGTCGGTCTTCGGCTTTTTTACTGCGGCGATTACTTTGCTTATGGCCACGCCCCCGGCATACAGTCCGGCAGCAGCGCCTGCCGCGTAAATCAAAAACGCCCAGGCTTCCGCGATCGTAAATGAAAATACGTGCTGCATCGGCATCACTCCTCCGCCCATTCAGATTTATACAGCCCTGCATCCGTCAGGCCGCGCTGTTTGCACAGCAGATAAACCGCATCTGCATCCCCCTGGCTCACCGGCCCGATGGTGATTACTTGCAGCTTGTTTGCAGGCTTGTCCACTGCGGGCAGGGCCTTGACCAGATGATTCAAATCAACCACCTTGGCAATGCCCGCAACATAGCCCTGTCCGTATTGGTGGATGTAGCGCGGCAACGTCTTGTCGTAGTTCGTGCGGGTGTCGGCAAGCCAGCCGATGTAATCTTCACACAGGTAGGTATAGTCGATGTTCGCGCTTGCAAAGGCTGTGAAAGTATAAATGCCCGCCGTGAATCCGTGCGTCTTGGCTCTCTCACAGAACGCCATCGCGATTGCCGTGCGCTGGTCTTTCGTCAGGTTGTCGGCGCGGCCATCGTGTGTCTCGTGGCTCCATTCGGCATCGAAAAACAGCGGGTAGCCGGTCGGGGCAAGGCTTGCGCAGAAATCGGCTTCCTTGCGGGCTTCGTCCACCGTGACCGCCTGCGAGAAGAAATAAAAGCCGAACAGTTTCCCGGTTGCTTTCGCCCCTGCAAGGTTGGCGTCGAACTGCTCGTCCTTCATCAGCTTTCCGCTGCCATAACCACGGTAGCCGATGCGAACAATAGCGCGGTAGGGAATCTTTGACCAGTCGATGGCGCCTTGGTGGTGGGCAACATCAATCAGCACTTCCTCGCCGCTGTTCTGCGCAGTGTCTGCAGGTTTTTCCACTGCGTGCTCACCGGTGCGGTAGGTAAACACCTGGCTGCTTGCTGTGGTGAAGTCGCTGTCCAGCCACACCAGCGGATTGGTGCGCTTGCCGTTCAGGATAACTTCAAAATGCAGGTGCGCACGGAACACATTCCCGCTAACGCCAGAAAAACCAATGAGTTCGCCCTCTTTGACCTTCTGGCCGACCTTGACGCAATAGCTGCTAAGGTGTGCGTACCGCGTCTGCAAGGTCTTTCCCTTGTAAGGCTCGTGTTTAATTCTCACCACGTTGCCATAGCTCTGCATTCCAGTCTTTGTGTGACCGTCCCAGTTCTGTGTCTGGTCAACCGTGCCTTCCTCTGCCGCGTAGACCGGGCGCTTGTAGTCCGTGCCGTTCTGCGTGCGCAGGTCGATGGCCTGGTGCAAACTGCCGTCATTGTAATACCAGCCCTGTGTCAGCACATGAATGTAAAGAGGCCAATGCAGAAGCACCTCGCCGTTAGATAGTCTCATAATATCAACTCCTTAAATTTTCGGCCGCACGGCCCTCAAAGATTCCGGTTTGTTTTACTTTTTTGTCCTCTCACTGATTAAGTTAAATCATAGTACCATATCCGAATTAGAGCATTTCCATTATAAGGCGTCGTCCCATATTGAAGAGCCACTATGCCAACAGTTCCGCTTTCAAGCCGAGAGTAATGGCCAATAACTATATTATTCGAATTCTTAACTTCTCGCATCGAAACAATAATTTTATTATCAATAGAAAACATTGCCACGGATGCGCCGTTGGAGAATGTTAAAGAAAAATCAACCGTTTTTAACTCTGGAATTGTAGCAGCCACGCCCGCCACCGCCGCAGGGCTTGCCGCCCAGCCACCCGCAGCAGTCTTGCTGGCGTCTGCCGTATCGCTCACGCGCACATCGCCGGGCAGGTCAGCACCACCGGGCAGCTGATAATAAGGGTTGCGGGTTGAACTCATAAGCAGCACCTGTGCACCCTGCACAAGGCTGTCTTACGGCCCCCCCGAATGAATAACGTAAATTCGTCATTTTGCTATACCTCCAAAAAATCAATCAGGTTCCACGGCAATCCATAAGAAGTCATGGTAAGCCGTTTCGTTGTAGACTCCCACGGTAAATCCTTCTTTATCATAGGACTCTATCGTTAATGCAGTATTGGCTGTATTCGTTCTGAAATGAACCGCAACGGGTATAGGGGCGATATTATGCTTGTATTTATAATTTACCCTCACGAACGTCCACTTTGCTGTTTCACCAGCAGGGATTTTCCCTTCACCGCACTCAAATTTATGTCGTACAGTTGTTAGCGCATCCCCCACGGCTTTAGCATCAGCGGCCACGCCCTCTTTCGTAAGCGTTTTGTCGGGCGCTTCCCGCTTATACGGATTATTTGTTGCGCTACTCACTACTGGCTCACCTCCACCACAAAGACCGCCGCGCTCGTCGGCGCTGCGTTCGCATAAAACTTAACAACTCCCGCCCCGGGTTCCAGCGCGGCAACCATCCGCACCGCGTCCGTCACCCTCGTGCGGTCACTTACCTCGATATGACTGTCTGCCGTAACCCCTGCCACCGTGACGGTGGCGCAGGTGTTGTAGCTGCTCGTGCTGCCGTCGTCCCACGACACTGTGTAATCGCCGGAAGTCCAGGCGCTGGCTGCTACCGTAACGGTTTTGTAGTCATGCTTGTTTTCTGCGCCCACATCCTCCGCATTCAGCCATACCGATTCCCCGGTCTTGCCGTTCACGTTCTGGATAACGCCCGGGTCGCCTCTCTCACCCTGCGGGCCTGTCGCACCCGCCGGGCCTTGCTCACCTGTCAAGCCCTGGAGGCCTTGCGGCCCTCGCTCGCCGGTGTCTCCCTTTTTCCCCTGAATGCCCTGCGGCCCTTCCGGGCCAACTTCACCTTGCGGGCCAACGGGGCCTGTCTCACCGGTAGCGCCTTGCGGCCCCTGCGGTCCCTGCGGCCCCTGCGGGCCTTGCAAACTGCCGATCGGGTTCCATTTCTTGGCGTCCACGTCCCAAATGTGCACAACGTTGTCGGTCTCACTGCCCACCGCGTAGGCATCGCCCTTGTTGCCGGTAGGGTGTGCTCCTTCCAACATCGTCAGGCTGTTGTAGCGCCCCAGCACAACAAAGCTCGTGCCGTCTGCGCCCTTCTCACCCTGCGGCCCCTGCGGGCCTGTCGGGCCTGTTGCGCCGGTCGGCCCTTGTGCGCCGGTCAAACCCTGCACGCCGCGCGGGCCTTGAATCCCCTGCGGCCCCATGGGGCCAATATTGCCCTGTGCACCCGCTGGCCCCTGCGGGCCTACCGGGCCTTGCGGGCCTTGTGCGCCGGTATCACCTTTGCGCAGTGCTATCTGTGTCACGCCGCCATTGTCCGTCACGGTCGCGCCCATAAACTGCATCCGGCTCCGCTGCGGCATTTCCTCGCCGCCATCGTCCAGTATCAAATGGCCACTGCTGCCGGTAGCCTGCCAGGTCTTGCCGTCGTTGCTCGTCTCAAGGACTTTATCGCCGTTTAAACGGATATACAGGCAGCCACCCTCATTGTGGGTGCGGTTTTCCAGTGCCATTTCGTTCAGGGCCGTCACAAGCTGGTTGAAAATCGGCACAATGACTTCTCGCGGTATTTCGTCCATGACCCGCTGCATCTCTGCTGTGCTAAATCCCGGTGTGTCCGGTTTGCCAACGTTGCCCTTGCCGCTCAAATCGGCGGGTAATATTTCTCTGAATGCCATTTCCTCACCCCTTAAAGTTTCCGTTTTCCACAAATTCTGTGGCAATCTGCATCAGGCCAAAGGGCTGGTTCAGTTCCTCGTTCACAAATCGGAACCGCGCCTTGTCCACCCGCTTGATGCGTATTTTGTTGTGCAGCGTTCGCGCCGTCTGGTCGTTGGAGTAGGTGAACTGGTGGTATACCAACTGGGAATAGGTAAAATACCGGCTGTGCAGTTCGTCCTTCCATATCTGGTTCCAGATGCCGCGCTTCATGGCAAACACTGTCACGCTCGTGGCGACACTGGGTGCCATTTGCAGCGCCAGATAGCGGAAACTTTTGTTCTTGTAAAACAGCGTTCCCATCAAATCCGGGGTCTCCCACGCGGCGCAGATGGCCTTGCCGTCGTCGTTGTAGCTCGTCAGCGCTTCGGTGTCGTTATAAAACCGATAAATTTTCCCATCAGCAGAGCCAAAATACAGCCTTGTCTCGTTCACCCACATGACCCGCGCCGGGATATTCGTCTCGTAAAAACAGGCGTATTGCCGTGTGGAATACGGCTCGTTCTTGTTCGCGCCCAAATTCTGCTGTCCGTCCAGCACATAGGCAACGCCGTTCAAGCACAGCCAGTACATATCCTTGTATACACAGGCGTAGGCGTCGCCCTTTCCTGCTTCGGCCAGCAGCTTGCCGTTCATGTAATAACTGCGGTTCTGGCTGAATCTCTCACCCACAATGTCACTGGGCGTGATCGCATAGATGCCTAAGTTTGTCAAAAACATTGGCTCGTTCGCGCAGTAGGCAAAACTGTATTTGGCGATTGCGCCCGGCCCCTGGATCGTGTTCGTGACAGGGAACGCCGGTTCATTGTCCACCAAATTGCCCTGCCGGATAATTACGTTTCGGTCTGTCTCGTGCTCATCCTTGTGCGCCGCTATGCGGTTCTCAATGATGGAATATCCCATGATGGCACTTTTCTCTGTGCCCACCTTGCTGTACCCGGTATCAGGCCAGTAGGTCAGGTCATACTGCCCGCTGTACCAGTCCTGGTTTGGATAGTCCGGATTCCCGCTTAAAAACAGGCGGTCGGTCGCACCGTTCACACCGAACAAAATGCCGATATTGCATTTGTTGATTCTGTCCGCATAGCCTTTCACGGTGCGGCTTGCGGTGATCTCAATGTTATCCTCGCCGGTAACAGGGCTTTTCCCCGGCGCAGTGTTGAACGTTACCACACCCGTTGACGCATTGCAGCTGTATCCGCTGGTCATCGTTTCCCAACTGCCGTTGCTCGTCAGCTTGCGCACCGTCACATTGGCACTGTCCAGCCCGGAAAAACTCAAATGGTACTGGGTGCTGGTTCCGTCTGCTGAAAACAGTTCCTTGAACTTCGGTTGCAGCAGGTTCAATGCGTCATACTGCTTGCCGCCGCCGGACGGTGCTTTTGCAATCGTCAGCGTCGGGATGCGGGCATTGTCGCTTGCTTTCTTGATGGTACTGCCGTCATAGACCAACAGGCATTTGCCGTCAGCAATGTACAGCTTATCGTCCATCTGCCAACTGCTGCTCCGCGCATCGGCCATCCCGGTATAAATGGCAGACCCGATGTCGCTGCCGCTCGTCGGTTTCAGGTACAGCGCCGTGCCCGCATGGATCAGCGTCTTGTCTTTCAGGATATGGCAGCCATTGATGCGGGCCGGGTAGGTGTACAGCTTTTCATATCCCATTCGTTTGCGGACCTTGCCGGGTTCACTGCGGATGATGTTCTGCGCATTGGGGCTTTGGCTCGTGCTCACGTTGGCAGTGTTGCTCGTGTAGTCGATGCCCAGCAGCTTGTCGATCACCAGCTTGGAGCGGCTGATGGGCGTCGGAATACTGAATGTCGCCATCCTTACCACCACCCTGTATTGCTGGTAAATTCCTCTTTCGTCACAGCCTGCGGATTGCGCAGCCGTTCAAAAGCGGTTTCAAATTCGTTGCGGTAGTAGGTCGCCACCGTAATGTCATCATCCTTGTACAGCTGGCTTGCCATGTACAGCGGCAGCAGTACAACCGCGTCGTCCGGCATGTCAATCACCGTGTCGTCGGCGGTGGTCAGCGTCAGCATCTCGGGCTTTGCGTCATAAAAAAACTCAAACTCTCCCGCATAGCTGTCCGGGAATACCAGATACTTGCCGCCGTACAGTACAATGCCGCTCACCGGGGTTGGCGTTCCGTCGGCCATCTTGTAGATTTCCATGACCCCGGTGCGCCAGAAATTCGGTACTGTCTTTTCCAGGTCAACGGTCAGCGGCACGTCCGCCTCTTTGGTAAAACGGCAGCTTTTGCGCAGGTATCGCCCCGCCGTGCACAGCATTTCAATGGCTTCGTTGGCGGCCTGCGGCATGGCGTTCATGTACTCTTTGTTCGACTCATCCGGGTTCGTGATATCCGTTCCGTCAGAACTGAACATTTTTTGTAAGGTCGCCAGTTTGATTTCCTTCCAGGTCAACAGCATTCACCCCCTGTTCCATCTGCCGCTGTGCTTCCAGCTGCTTGTTGATATCTTCCAGCACCGTTGCCGCGTAAGGGTAGCCGGTGCTCTTGTTCCATGTCCAGTAGGTTCTTGAAGTGTTCAGATTGCCGATGGGGCCAAACGCGCCCGCCTGGAAATCCACCTTTGCCATATCCCACAGCCGTTCACGGTTGCTGGCAAGGTTGCTTGCCGGGTCTACCTCAATGATAAATTCATCGTTCCAGTACAATTCCCCGGCTGCGTCCCGCTTCAAAAACTCCATGCGGTCAAAGTGCCCATACTGCTGTTCGCCGTCCACGTCGGTATCCGTCATGGGATACGGCTCATCCGCATACGCCAGCAAAAATTCAAACATCTTGCGGTACAACTTGGCGTAGGCGTTGTTCTTCATCTCCCGCTTGGATTGCAAACGGCCCGCGCTTTGGTTCGCGCTGAACTGCTTTGCACTGCCGGATGTCGCAGAACTATCGTACTTGCCCTGGAACGCATCGGTGATGCCCAGCGTCGATTTTGCCCAGTTATAGTTATATTCCAGCATATTCTGGTCGTTCTGCACATTGGGCTGCACGTTAAGGACATCGATCATACTGCGCTGGCTCGGGTTATCTATGCGCAGGATTTTTAACTCGTTGTCGTTCAGTTCTGCCTGCACACCCTCCGGCAGAATGACCCAGCTGCCGCCTTTCAGCAGCTTTTCCTGTATCTTCGTGCCGTATTTGTTGATGGCTTGCTGTTGGTCGGCCACAATGTCCACGTCCGATACGCCTAAAAACATATCCGATGCCGCAATGTTCACCCGCTCAATCAGGGGGAAACCGTGCGGCTTGTAGGCGGGTATCTCGTTGGCCTGCATCTCGCCGGGCATCAGGATAACTTCCCCGGTGTCATTGTCCAGCTGTACGCTGCCATCCGGGTTTATGATGGGCACATCCTCGCCCTGTACCTGTGCGGGCAAAACCTCGCCGCTGCTCATCGTCACATCCTGGGTCAGGGTAAGCGTCTGCACGGGCTGTTCCTTGAACTTCTTGTTCCCGCAGACACATACATCCCCCACTCGGCGGCGTCCGCATTTTGTGCAGACCTCTGCCGTTCGCGCGTAATAATCGGGGAAATCTTCCAACACTTGGCTGCCTACCCAGCTGAACATCCCCACTGTGCCCTTATCATGCTTGTAGTACACAATGTTCTGGGTCACAACGCCGCTGTGGGTGCTGCCGTCGTCTCCGCCCCGGGCATCCGGCGCATCTTCGGTGTCGGTGTCCAGCTTAATGCCGTACCGCGCTTCCAGGGCTTCTTTGCTCTTGGATATCTGCACAAACACATAATCCATGTCGTCCAGCTTGTATACGCCCGGCTGGGGGATGACCTGCCGCGGGTGGCGCAACTCGATTTCTACGTCGCCCAGTGTGCAGTGATACCCCGCCGCCGGGTTCCATTCCACATGGAAAAAATCGGCCCCCTGCACTGGCACGGTGCGTTCACTGCGGTCATTCAGTTCGGTAAAGTGCATCCGGCGTGCCTGGTTGCGCAAAAGACTTTCCAGCTTGCGCGCCTTGTCCTCGTCCTCCCGGTGGATGGCCGTCACCTTCGGCAGCGGGTAGGTCGAATCCACCTGGCTCTCAATCAGCTCATAGATGATATTGCGCACATTGGTGGCATCCTTCTTGGCCCCCTGTATCTCGTGGCTGCCGTAGTACATGGCCTCGCGCTTGCGCATCTTATCCAGCGTGCCGCTGTACGCAGATTTCGCGCTGGATAGCTTGCCCTGCCATTTTTCAAGGTCTTTTGTCTGCTTATCGTCTTTCTTCATATCGTCACTCCTGTGGGGTCACGCCCCCGCAAATGTGATAAAAAGCGGCCATGCCGTAGCAGAGCCGCTAAAATTACTGCTTCTTGGTTCGCCGTTTCCGGGCAACTTCCCCTTGTGGCAAGCTGTCACTGCCAGGGTGAGCCTCGTCGTTCTCTACTGCCCGGGAATAATACGTCCCGTCCTTGTTCACAGCCTCCACAACATACAGCCGCTTGCCGTCCTCAAAGGTGTCACCGATTTTCAATCCTTTAGGAACCATGCCGCACCGCCTTAGGTCAGCGTGCTACCAGCAGCAGCGCCGCCCAAAATAACGTGCCGCCAATCTCCGAAACCGGCGCTGAAACGGCCACGGCAGGAAGTGATCAGATCCTGCGTCAGCGTGTCCACATTCTGGAAGGTCTCCATCGCGGTACGGTCATAGAACACGTTGCCCAGCAGGTCTTTGTTGGCCTGGCTGCTCATGATGATATAGGGGTTGCTTTCCTCCGCTGCCTGCCAATGATGGTCAACGATCAGCTTCCACATACCCTTGTTGACGTTCACATCGTTGAAGTTGCTGCCGACCTGCTGGTCACTGTTGGCAATCTTCTTTGCCAGCACGATCATATCGGGGCGGTTGGCAGGCAGGATGATGGTGTCGAACACATAGCCCATGTGGTTGCCGGAGGCATTCATGAAGTTGAAGCCGACATTCGCCAGCTTGTTCAGCATCGCGTCATCGGTGCCCAGCGCATTGGTGAACACATTGCTCTGTGCGGCAACGCCGGTATTGCCGGTATGGTCTTTGGCAAACAGGGCCTTGCCGTCCGCAGTGGTGGAATCCAGCCCGGTCTTTGCGCCGTAAGTAAAGGTCGCGGCGGCGCTGGTCAGTGCGCTGGAAGCAAACACAGCACGGCTGCGCTTGTAGGCACGCACATAGGCTGCCGCGCGGGCAGCGGCCATATCAAACTGGTTGTCCTCGATCATCGTCTTGGTGATGCGGAACGCTTTCTTGAACTCCGAATGCTGGATAAGCTTGGGTTCCACCTCGCCGAAATCATCCAGCGGGCTGGACGCGCCCTCATCGACCAGATCAAAGTTGGAGAAGGTAGACATACCTGCGATCTTCTCGCCGAAACGCTTGGACTTCTTGACATTGAACAGCGCTTTCACAAGCTCGTCATCGTTGTTCTTCTCGTTGTCGGTGTCCTTCATTTTCATGGTGAGCAGGTCAGCCCACTCATTCCAAAAATCATTGGCAAGGCCGCTTGCCTTACTAAAAATAACTGCCATAGTCAGTCTCCTTTACACAAAAATCAAATTGAGTTGTAGAGCTTCTGTAGCTCCTCTTCGCTCTTGTCCGGGAAATACTCACGTGCTTTCGCAAGCATCCCGCTGCTCATGGTCTTTTCCTTGCCCGGCATATTGGCTCCTCCGTGGGACGCCAGATGCCCTTTGCCGCGTGCCGCGTTGATAGCTGCTTGTCGCCCTGCCGCTGTGCCGCTCTGTACGGCCTTGCCATAGTTGACCGCCTTGTAGGCCGTCACCATATCCAGGCCATTGTTCTGCACCAGGTTCACGATCTCGCCAAAATTCTCCATGTTGGCAAGGTCAGCAACACTTTTCAGGCCCGGTTCCAGCTTTTGCAGTTCGGCAAAATCAGCGTTGAACGCCGCCTGCGCCTCATCGTTGACCCTTGCGGCTTTCAGCTCCTCCATCTCGGCTTTCAGCTGTGCTTTCTCTGGGTCGTTGTCAATGATGCGCTGCAATGCGGCACGCTGTTCTGCCGTCTGGTTGGCCGTAGCCTGTTCAATGGCTTTCTGTCTGGCAATGCGGTTCTGGGCATCCATCGCGTCAAAGTAATCCTGCATCGTATGGATAGCCGCGCCGGTCTCGGGGTTCTTGTACCCGGCAAAGCGCTGTGCAAACTGTCGGTCTACGCGCTGCTGTGCCTCTCGCTCGCTGCGCTGGCGGGCAATGGCCCATACATTGTTGGGGATTTCCGGTTCCTGCGCGGGGGCAGTTTCCGTACTTTCCACATCTGTTTCCATGTTTTCAACAGTTTCCACGTTTTCTTCCGGGGTGTTCTCGATCTGGTCGGCTACGCCAGCGGTCACGCCGTTTTCAAACTCGTCCATAGGTTCCTCCGCGTACAACGCCCGCCGGCTAAAAATTTGTATAAAAAAAGCGCCTACCATCTCTGGTAAGCGCTTCTTCTATCGTAGTTGTAGGGGGCGGCGTCCTCGACGCCCCGCTCCTGCCTTCCCCTGTGGGGCTACGCCCGCAGTGTGTCGCTATTTCCCCGCTTCTCCTTGTGCTCCCACAGGGTAATTTACCCGCATCACCGCAACGTCGGGGGCTTTCTCCCCCCTTACGTGCCCAAAATCAGGGCACTGCTTGTTCCGGCAAATGAATTTCAGCACTTCGTGCTCGGAATCGGTGCGGCACTCTATGCCGCAGGTCTGGCATCTCATGCAGGGCTCCCCCATTTCTCAATCAGCATTTTGCGGTCACTCGGGCTTGCGTTCTTGTAGTCCTCGTACATATCTGCCGTCCAATGCCGCTTTTTAATATTCACCGGCTTTTTCGCCGGGCTTGTCCACCAAACGCAAAAATAGCGTAACGCATCCGGGAAATGCGTCAATCCGTGCGGGTTCTTCGCATACACATCAGGGTTTTTATCATCCTTCTGTATTTTCGTCAGGCACGTCCACAACTCGCCCGGCTTGTAGAACGTCAGATACCCCTTCCCTGTTTTCTCGTCCTTGCGCAGCCATTGTTTCATGGCCGCACACCCGGCAGGGAAATCGCGGGAACTTTGCACCAGCGGCAGATGCGCTTCGCTGAACAGCTGTGCACGGCTCTTGCCGCTCTCCTGGCTGCGGTTCCACAAATCAGGCGGTGCAAGATACATATCAATTTCCTCGCCCTCGGAATCTCGCAAAATCAGGTCTGCCGCCTCGCCTATCGTCTTGTTCGGCCCGCCGTCCACCCGGTACACCGTTGCATGGTTGTTCGGGTCAACGGCAATCCAAAGTGCCGCCAGCATATCAAGGCCATAGTCAATCGCTACATAGCGTCTAAGCGGCCCTGTGGGCGGTGCATCGACCAAGTGGGTATCTTTGTCAAGCTCACTAAAAAAGCGCCCTCCGGGTGCGGAGAGCGCTTCTCCCTCTGTTGCAGGGTACTCCTGCATCGTTTTATCCTCGCCCAGTGCAGCGACCGTCTGTGCGTACCACTTCTCACTGCGGCGCGGGTCAGTGCTCCAGGGCAAAAACAGCTTGGTAAAGCCGTTGCCGGGGTTTGTGTAGATTTCCTCAAACAGCGTTCCAAGTTTGATGGTAGATAGTCCAATGACCCGCCCGCCGAACGGTCGGTTGATAACCGGGTATGCCGCCTGCCAGATTTCCTCTGCGTACTGCTGGAACGCCCATTCGTCTATCACGATCAAGTCGGCAGTAAACGAACGGCCTGCCGCCGGGCTTGACGGGAACGCCTTAAACACGCTCTCCGGGCCGTCCGGCCACATCACAACTACCTGCATCGTGCTTTTGTAGAACACCGGCCCTGTCCACCCCGGGATACTGCCGCCCGGTGTGTCCACCTCGCGGATAAATTCTGGCATATACCGCAGAATCACCGCCAGGCGGCGCACAAGCTCTTTGGCCTCGTCCTCCGACCGGCTCAAACCTATGGCAGTACGGCCTGTGTTCAGTGCCACAAGCCGCGCCACTTCCACCAGCGCCAGCCAGGTAAACCCCAGCTGCCGCGCTTTCAGCACGCACACAAGCCGATTCCCTGCAAACACCGTCAGGGCTTTTTTCTGCCCATCCCACAGCGTAAATGGCTGTATCAGCTCGTCCGCGTCCTTGTCCTCAATGTGGCAGTACGTCTCACAAAAATAAACGGGGTCTTTGCGGCACGCTTCCCGTTCCAGCTCTCTCGCTTCTTCCAGTGTCACCGCATCACCCCGCCTTCAGCAAAAGTCTTGCGTGGAAAACCAGCCAATCAAAACGGATTGCAAAGTTCGGCACCGCATACACCATGTTGTCACGCAAAAACGAAAGCGACGGCAACAGAAAAAACGATTTCCAGTAAATCTCAAAATCTAACCTGCAATCCATTTTTCTACCTCAAAATTCCCCTAACCAGCCCTACTTTTTCTTGTTTGCAAACGCAAAAATAATATTGTCGTCCAAAAAGCCGCACCATAGCAAAAGAACAACCCACAAAAACGGCATTTTCAACAGGTATGCCACAATTACACAAAGTACCAACATAGAAACTCCCAAATTTCCCCTGACCCGCCCTACCGGT